GTGGATGAAAGAGAATCAAACCATGATGAAATTGAAATAGAAGAATTTCAAGATGACTTTGATATAAAACATATTAGTGAAGAGACTGCTGATGATATGATGGCCTCAGATAATTATCTTAATGAGAAACTAAATGAAGTTTTTCCAGGGAAGATCGTACGTAAAGATTTGACCAAGAAGATTAAAGAAGGCGCTAATGTACCTGTATATGTACTGGAATATCTTCTCGGGATGTACTGCGCAACAACGGAGGAAGACGCCATAGCTGAAGGTGTACGCAATGTAAAAAATATCTTGGCTGAAAACTTCGTTCGTCCTGATGAAGCGCAGAAGATTATCTCTAAATTAAGAGAACGGGGCAGCTATACAGTTATAGATAAGCTTTCTGTCAAATTAAATTATCGACATGATATCTATGAGGCGGAATTTTCCAATTTGGGAATCAAAAATGTACCCATTTCAGAGAAATATGCATCAGATTTTGAACGCCTCCTGAGTGGAGGTATCTGGTGTATTGTTCAGTTGGAGTATTTCTATGATGAGGCAGATAAGAGTAGAATCCCCTTCATCATAACGAAACTTACTCCTATTCAAATGCCGAATTTAAATATGGCTGAGGTACTAGATGGAAGAGATCAGTTTACAAAAGTAGAATGGATAGACATTATTCTTCGGTCCATAGGAATGGAGCCTATCAAATTTTCATTTAGGGTAAAGATGCTACTCCTAGCTAGAATGATTCCGCTTGTAGAGAACAACTTTAACCTATGTGAGTTAGGACCTCGTGGCACGGGGAAATCCCATGTATATAAGGAGATTTCACCAAATAGCATTCTGGTCTCCGGGGGACAAACTACTGTGGCAAATCTTTTTTATAACATGTCAAATAAGACAGTTGGTCTAGTTGGTATGTGGGACTGTGTGGCATTTGATGAAGTGGCAGGGATTACCTTTAAAGATAAAGATGGCATACAAATTATGAAAGACTATATGGCATCCGGATCTTTTTCAAGAGGTAAAGAAGAAAAAAATGCTTCTGCATCTATGGTTTTTGTGGGAAATATTAATCAAAGTGTGGATGTACTCCTTAAAACATCCCATTTATTTGATCCATTCCCGGAAGCTATGGCATATGATAGTGCTTTTTTTGATAGGATGCACTGTTATCTACCTGGATGGGAGATACCTAAATACAGACCTGACTTTTTTACAAACCAATATGGCTTTATTACTGATTATCTGGCAGAATTTTTAAGGGAGTTGAGAAAAACCTCTTATGCAGATGCGCTGGATCAATATTTTAAAATAGGAAATAATCTAAATCAACGTGATGTAATTGCCGTAAGGAAAATGGTATCTGGACTTATAAAGTTAATCTATCCAAATGGAAAGTTCGAGAAGGAAGATATCGAGGAAATTCTCCGATTTGCACTGGAGAGTCGTAGACGTGTGAAAGAACAGCTTAAGAAAATCGGTGGTATGGAATTTTATGATGTGAATTTCTCCTATATAGATAATACAGATTTCACAGAAGAATTCGTTCCTGTACCAGAGCAAGGCGGTGGCAAACTGATTCCTGAAGGACTTCATAAGCCTGGACAGGTATATACTGTAAGTCGAGGGAAATCTGGTATGCTTGGCGTTTTCAAACTGGAAACAGAAATGGTTTCTGGATCTGGTAAATTTGAGCGTACAGGAATAGGGTCTGATAGGGAAGCAAAAGAATCTATAGATACAGCGTATAGATATCTAAAAGCAAATGGTAAAAATGTTAGTGGTACCATCAGCACCTCAACGAAGGACTATTTAATGCATCTTCAAGACTTAAATGGAATAGGTATCACTAATCAACTATCTTTAGCTGCATTTGTGGGCCTATGTTCAGCGGCACTGCATAAGCCGGTGGTCAGTAGTCTTGCGATTCTAGGAAATTTAAGTATTAGTGGAAGTATTATAAAAGTGGAAGAACTCGCTAACGTTCTTCAGGTTTGCCTAGATAGTGGCGCTAAAAAAGTACTATTGCCAATTACATCAGCTGCGGATATGTCTTCCGTCCCTCCGGAATTGATGGGGAAATTTAATCTAATCTTTTATCAGACACCTGAAGACGCAGTTTTTAAAGCTCTTGGTGTTGAATAATAATAAAATAAGCATCCGCCTGAGTGACCAGGTAGATGCTTATTTTATTTTCCGAACTTCCGGGAGTTCTGCATAAGGTCAAAAATTTTAAAATTCAAGAACGATTGCAACTCTCCACTTAGTTTTTCGAGATCTTCTTGAGTTATTTCAAACTCACCTTCTTTGCCTTTTAAAATAATATAGGCATCCTCTTCATCATAAATAATTTTATAGCCAAGTAGGTGGAGCTGCATTTCCATGTAATAGTCAAAGCTTTTCTTAACTTCGGGATTTTTCTCCCAATCCATTAAATAGGTAGGCGTGAGTTGAAGTGCATCCGCCAAAGCTTTAATCTTGTCTTTTCTTACATTCTTAATTTCTCCGCTTTCATATCTTTGAATCGTTGGTGCACTTAGACCCGCAGCTTTTGCAACTTCCTCTAGGGTAAGGCCCAGCTCTAATCTTCTATTTCTAATTTTGTCTTTAAATTCCACTACCTCACCTGCTTTCATGAGAATATCATTTAACTTTACTATACATTAAAATTTGCGTATTTGCAATATAAACTTAAAAATACCACATAAAAATTGCGTTTACGTATTGACGAGTAAAGTGAGATGTATTAAAATAAAGTTACGTAAAAGCAAAAAAAGAAAGGGGGGAGTAAAGTGTTTGATCAGAAAAAATTTAAAGCACTACTCGTTATAAAAGGCAAGACTATGCAGAACATTGCCGATTTACTAGGGATAAATCAAGCCACACTGTATAGAAAAATCAATGGTAACAGCGATTTCTATAGAAGGGAGATTCAGGCTATCTGTCAATATCTTGAGATAGATGATCCCAATGATATTTTTTTTGCTTAAGAAATTACGTAAACGCAAAAAAACATTATATTTAAAATGCTGGCTACAAAAATAGGTTACCAAGATATTGGTTTTATTGGTTAACAAGTGAGAGAACTTTTTTAATTTAGGGGGGCAACTTTTTAGATTCTCGTGACCTATATATAGGGGGCAAAAATATTTTTGAAAAAATTTACGAAATTAAACTTTCTAGCGGCTTATATATAAGGAATGAATTTTTTTAAAAAGGGGGTTTAATTCTTGCTCTCCCGTGCCCTATATATAGAGGCTAAAATTAAAAATCCAAAGGAGGAACATGTTATGAACAAATCTTTAAAAGAGCTTATTGAAATCTATGGTGAAGAGGAGGTTGTCGGAAGGATTTTAGAGCAGTTAAAGCTGCTAGCCTTCAGCGATGATGAAGAGGTAAAAGAATCGGTTATAGCAGCACTAGATGATGCAGGCTGTGATACGGAGTACATCTATAGCTTATGTGAATACACCAATCTTGTAAGTTATGCATCGGAAGAAGTATCCGTTACAGCTGAACCATGGAATGAAAACTAGGTGGTTACCTATCACTAGAAAGGAGGACACCATGGACTTTATTATATCCACAGGAAATACCAGACGTGATAAGCACTGGAAAAAAAGAGTGGTGACATGGGATGAGTTTGTAAAAAAACTCTCCCGTACCACCTATACAAGGGAGACCCAAGTTGAATATCATCAAATGAAGAAAAAGCAGCAGGATGATATCAAAGATGTGGGCGGATATATTGCAGCAGATCTTAAGAATGGTAGCCGCAAGAATGAACACATCGCATCAAAGACGATGCTATCCCTTGATGCAGATTATTTAAAATCAGTAGCCAGCTATATGGCGGATGTCAAATCAGAATTTCCTTATTCTTCTTGTACTCATTCTACCCATAGTCATACACCTGATAAGCCAAGGCTAAGAACAGTGGCCCCTTTTTCTAGGCCGGTTTCAGCTGATGAATATCAAGCCATTAGTAGGATGGTTGCTTTTGAAATTGGATTAGAGTACTTTGACGAAGCTTCCTTCAAGCCAAGCCAGTTTATGTACTGGCCGAGTACACCCAGTGATGGAGAATATGTCTTTGAAGAGATGAAAGGGCCATTTCTAGATCCAGACTCCATACTGGCAAAATACCATAACTGGAAAGATATATCCTCTTGGCCAGGTCCATCAAGGCAAACGGACGCTGCGCAAAGGGAGAAGAAGAAACAGCAAGATCCACTTTCAAAGTCTGGTCTTATTGGAGCATTCTGCAGGAGCTATACCATAAGAGAAGCCATTGCGACTTTTTTATCCGAGGTCTATGAGCCAAGTGCAGCCTCAGATCGTTATGATTATATTCCAGCGGATTCTTCCGCAGGAGTGTGGATAGAGGATGATAAGTTCTCCTTCTCCCATCACTCCACTGATCCAGCTTATGGGATGATGCTAAACGCTTTTGATTTAGTCCGCATCCACCGTTTTAGAAACTTAGATGATAAATGTAATGAAGATACTCCAGTAAGCAAGCTACCTTCCTATAAGGCCATGATGGAGTTTGCCTCAAAGGATGAGAAGGTTAAGCTTCTTCTCATAGAAGAGAGACAGGCTAGGGCCAAGGAGGAATTTAGTGAAGATGATGAATGGCAGAAAAGACTGGAATATGAATCCCGCTCCACGGTACTAAAAAACAATCTACACAACATCACCCTGATTCTACAAAATGATCCTAATTTACAAGGGATAGTATTTAATCAGCAGCTTGATGGTATGGAAATCAAAGGCAGCGTCCCTTGGAACCATCCTTCAAAGTACTGGAGGGATGCAGATGATGCCCAACTCATTAGCTATATTGACTCCAACTATGGGACCTTTTCTCAGCGTAATTATCAAATCGCTGTGGCTAAAGTGACAGATGACAGGTCCTATCATCCTATTCGAGAATACCTGGACTCTTTACCAGAGTGGGACAAGGTGCCAAGAGTGGATACCTTACTCATTGACTACCTTGGTGCAGATGATAACAAATACGTCCGTGCTGTTACGAGAAAAACCCTATGTGCAGCTATCAGTCGGGTTCAAAATCCTGGCTGTAAATTTGACTCCATGCTTGTCTTAAATGGACCTCAAGGAGTTGGTAAAAGTACTCTGATCTCAAAGCTTGCTGGGGAATGGTTCTCCGACAGCTTAAACCTTGGAGATACTAAAGACAAAACCGCCGCAGAGAAACTTCAGGGTTACTGGATACTTGAGATTGGTGAACTGGCAGGCCTTAGAAAAGCTGAAGTTGAAACCCTAAGATCCTTCCTCTCAAGGCAAAACGATATTTACCGTGCAGCCTTTGGAAAACGTGCCACACCTCATCTTCGCCAGTGCATTTTCTTTGGTACCACCAATGCAGAGTCCGGCTACCTAAGGGATACAACAGGGAATCGTAGGTTCTGGCCAGTGAAAACCCCGGGTAATGGATGTAAAAAATCATGGGAAATTTCTAATGAAGAGATTCAGCAGATATGGGCAGAGGCATTAGTATACGTGAAAGCTGGGGAAAAGCTATATCTTGATGCATCCATGGAGCAGCTGGCCAAGGATGAACAAAGAGATGCCATGGAATCTGATGAGCGTGAAGGTTTGGTTCGGGAATACCTAGATACCCTTCTCTCTGAGGATTGGGATAAGATGGATCTCTTTGAGAGAAGAAACTTCTTAAGCGGAAATGAATTTGGTGCTGAAGAAAGAATGGGGAAAATTCGACGAAGCAGTGTATGCAATATGGAAATTTGGTGTGAATGCTTTGGTAAGGACAGAGCCAATTTAGGCAGAGCAGATTCTAATAATCTAGCTGCCATATTAATTAAACTAGGCTGGATGAGACGGGATAAAAAGGAGCGGACTACTCTTTATGGTCCACAGTATATTTATGTACCTAAAAACGTTCCTAGCGCTGTTCCTAAAAAACAGTAAATTGGGTACATGTTCCCGATTTTGAGTTGTTCCTTAAATAATGCTTAGGAACAAATTATGGAACAACTCAAAGCCCTCTAGCGGTAAGCCTTAGATAGGTTATGTTCTTATAATCCTAATAATTATTATTAATTATAAATTATATAAAATAACCCCGTATAGAGTAATACTTGTATATTTCGCGCGTATAGGGGTTTTGGAGTTTTGAGAACGATAAGAACAGGAGGTTAATATGATGAGTTCAAGTGCATATATCTCAAGATGTCAGAAGGAATTAAAAGAGTGGAACGCACCACTTAGTGATTGGTACCCAACAGACTTGATTGACATTGAAGATGAAAATTCAAGTAATAGCCTTTTTACCTGTGAACTTTGCGGGTGTAGTAGAGTGAGATTTGTCCATGTAATGGAGCATGATCTTTACTTTGAGAGTGTAAGCGTTGGGTGTATATGTGCTGGAATTATGGAAGGAGATATTCTAGCAGCTAAGGAAAGAGAACGCTTAATGAAAAATAGGGCGAGAAGAAAAAGAAACTTTCCTAAAAGGAAGTGGAAGGAAACCCCTAATGGTAATTATATCCTTATGTATAAAAGCTCATATATACAGATGATATGTAGTAATTTTAACGATGAGCATTACGGCGTAAGCTATAACGGTAAAACAGTCTGGAAACATAAAGGTCGCCCTATAACAAGTTTTTTAGCCGGAGTTTATGCCGCCTTTGATCTCGTGGATCCAATAGAAAAGGTAATGAATCCATGAAAGAAAAAAGGGTTATAACTAGAGTTATAAATGCAGTAAAAGTGATGAGAGTTACATTTTATAAACTTAAGGGGTGTTAAGTTTAAATGGATAGATGTTGATAGTAGATTTCAGAAGGGAGATGGGGAAACTATGAATGCTAAAACATATTTATCACAGGCTATGTGGCTTGACATAATGATTAATCAAAAGTTGGAAGAGCAAGAGAGACTTAAAGCGATGGCGGAGAAGGTGACGTCTAATTTTGCAGAGGTGAAAGTTACAGGTGGGGAAAGACAAAACACCCGTGAAGAGAGCAATGTCAAACTCATTGACCTGAGACATGAAACCAATGAAATTACGGATAGGTATATAGATTTAAGAAATGAAATTATGGAGACCATCAATCAGCTAGAGGAAATGAACTACCGGCTGATACTTGAGATGAGATACATTAGCAAAAAAGGCTGGGATGAGATTGCTGCTACAATGGGTTACGATGTTAGGTGGATTATGGAGCTGCACGGTAGAGCATTAAAAAAAGTGGATAAAATACTAAGACTTCAGAAAACTTCATAGAAGTTCATATTGGACATGTGATATAGTGTAAAGTGTAGAAGTATGAGAGAATGATTTATCAGTAAAAATTAATTTGATAAATTGACAAGGACTTCAGTAAAATTCATAGAAGTTCATATAGCAAGTGTGCTATAGTATAAAGTGTAGAAGAATATAAAAAACACCAAAGAGCCCAAAGGACTAGCGTCCTGAGGGTTTTTGTCATAAAGAGAAGCCTTTGCATTAAAAACTGCAGAGGCTTTTTTCATGGAAAGGATGAAGAAAATGAAACCGGAATGGAAAGATCTAAGAAGAAAACCATCGGTACAGGATATGAGAACCAGGCTGGGCAGGTTGTATCAAATACAACAGGACTATGAGAAACTGATACGAGCAATGCTGGATATCAACTGTGAAAAAATCGAGAACGATCGCCGAGGGAGAGACCGCCAAGAAGAAAAGGATTTATTGTGTTCACTGGAGTTTATGGAGGAACAGAGAGAGGCGCTTTTAGGACAAAGAAAGGTGGAACTTAAACGGTTCTACAGGCTTTTGGAAACTGTCGAAAGCCCTAAAGTCAAATTGATACTGGTGCTAAGACATGTACACTTCCTAAGCTGGAAAGATATAGCCGAGGCCCTTGGGACGAGTGTGAAAAAGGTAAAGTACCTTCACGAAGAGTTTATCATTGAGAGGTGAAGGCAATGCCTATGAAACCAAAGAAACCCTGTAAGTATCCAGGCTGCCCAAACTTAACAGACAAGACCTACTGCGAGATACACACTGATGACAGACCAAGTGCTGCCGCTAGAGGTTATGACAGCAGGTGGAGGAAGGCAAGAGCCAGGTTCTTAAAGGCCAGTCCCCTGTGCGTTAAGTGTAAGGAAGAAGGTAAACTTGTAAAAGCTACGGTAGTAGATCATATCGTTCCCCACCGTGGAGACCGTGAACTCTTTTGGGATCAGAGTAACTGGCAGGCTCTTTGTAAGAAGTGTCATGATAGAAAGACAAGAAGTAAGGATCAGTACCAGGAGTACACGTACTGACTCCAAATATGGGGGGAGGGGCGGTTATAATCTCTACAACCCAGTGGTATCAGGACCGCCGCCCCCCTTCGTGTAAAAAAACGCAGAATTAAATAGGGGGGATACCTAAAAATAGCTTAACCGTCTGAAAAAAACTTAATGAAATAGCCAAACTACAAGGAATTTATAGTTTAAATCACTGAAAGGTTTTGCTAAATAGTTACTACTTTTGCTGTGAAACAGCTGCTGAGTGCAGAGTTTTGCAGCATTTTTTATGCAATAAATGAAGGAAAGGATGTGAAGCAGTGACGAAATTTCAAGCCAAACAAATACGGGAGCTTCGGTTGAGAGGTGTTGGTTATCGGGCCATTGCTTCAATTACCGGACTCTCAAGAGATATCGTTAGAAATTACTGTAAGACCCATGACCTAGATGGCCTAGCATCGGATGTTAGGATAAATATCTTAGAAAAAATGGAGAAGGGCGAGGCATGTTTAAGCTGTGGCAGAGATTTGAAACAACCGGCCACTGGTAGGAAGAGAAAGTTTTGCTCAGATACCTGTAGACGTCAGTGGTGGATGCAGCATTCGGATAACATTCAGCGAAAAGAAACAGCCTACTATGACTTGACCTGTGCTTATTGCGGCGAGGACTTCAAGGTCTACGGAAACAAGAACAGGAAGTATTGCAGTCACAACTGCTATGTACATGATAGGTTTTGGAGAAAAGAAGAAGGAAGAGCACCCTATGTTGGACCTTCCATGATAGAGGAGGCATATTATGAGTGATATGAAATGGAAAACCATACCGGTTGGAGATTTAAAGCCGGCTGAATATAACCCCAGGAAAAAGCTAAAAGCCGGAGATAAGGAATACGAGAAAATTAAAAGCTCAATCCTAGAGTTTGGTTATGTAGAACCGATTATTGTTAACTACGATATGACAGTGATTGGAGGACACCAGAGGTTAACGGTCCTTAAAGATCTAGGGCATACAGAAGTACAGTGTGTAGTCCTTGATATTAAAGAAGATGCAAAGGTCAAGGCCCTTAATATCGCACTAAATAAAATCGCTGGTGAGTGGGACGAAAAACTTCTAGCAGATCTATTGGTGGATATTCAAGCTGCAGATTTTAATACAGATTTTACGGGTTTTGAGCCACCGGAGATAGAGATGCTATTTTCTAAAGTCCATGACAAAGAAATTAAAGATGATGATTTTGATGTGGACGCAGCCCTAAAGGAAGAACCTATATCAAAACAGGGAGACCTTTGGTTACTTGGAAAACACCGTCTAGTTTGTGGAGATAGCACGATTCCTGAAACCTATGAAAAACTTATGGATGGTAAAAAAGCCAATATGATTCTTACGGACTTGCCCTATAACGTGGATTATGAAGGCACCGCTGGGAAAATTAAAAATGACAATATGGGGGATAAAGAGTTCTATGAGTTTCTCTTAAAAGCATATCAAAATATGTTTGAGCATATTGTTGATGGTGGAGCAATTTATGTATTCCATGCAGATAGGGAGACAGTTAATTTTAGATCCGCTTTTAAAGAAGCTGGCTTCTTTTGCCACCAAACCTGTATTTGGGTGAAAAATGCTCCGGTACTTGGAAGATCTGATTATTTATACGCCCATGAACCCATTCTTTACGGGTGGAAGCCGACAGCAAGTCATAAGTTTTATGGGGATAGAAAAAATAGAACCGTCTGGAACTTTGATAGGCCAACGAAATCAAAACTTCATCCAACGACAAAGCCGCTGCAGCTACTAGCCTACCCCATTAAGAACTCAAGCCTTGCTAATTGCATCGTTTTAGATCCCTTTGGCGGTTCTGGAAGTACACTTATCAGTAGCGACCAGACCAATAGAATTTGTTATATGGTAGAGCTGGATGAAAAGTTTGTGGATGTGATTGTAGAAAGGTTCGTGTTACATGCAGGGACCAGTGCGGATGTGTTTCTTGTAAGAGATGGGGAGAAAATTTCCTATGAGGATGTAAAGCAGGAAGCAGAAGTAGAGTAAAGGTTATTTAATATATAAAGAGCCAAATGAATGGCCCTAAAAGGCTTGACTTATATCTCCTTTAGAGTGATGTATATAGTACCAAAAATAAAGGAGGTATCAGTCAATGCGTATTGAAACAACTTGTGAAAATCGAAAAGAGCTGGTGAAAAGCATCGGTGAATTTTTAGGAGAGAAGCCTAAGTATGTAGGACCACCAAGTTATGCATACAGGGCAGAGGGCTTTATCATTGAACGAGATGGAACGGTGGTAAGTGAAACAGAAATGGATGGTGAAAGGATGAGAGCACACTTAGAAGAGCAGGGATTTGTAGAACCAATGCAGCAACTTGAAACTCTGGAGGTCAGCGTTCCTTTAGAGGGTATGGAGGGACTTGCCCTTCAAAACCTGATCTACATGCTTAAAAGCAAACAGTACCTGCTCAACCGGGTGGTTGGAAAAGAGCAGTTTTCCATCAATGATGAATTTATTAATGCGCTGCAAACGAATTTGCCAGAAAACAAAGAAGAGTTCCTTAACCTATGCAGTGAAAGTGCTGAAGCCATTTCAGGACTGAGCTTTGAAGATGACAAGGTAACCTTCACATTTCCAGGTTCAGAAAAGCCGAAAAAGAATCGAGCCTATGTAGAACTGGCAGCCATGATGGTGGCCCATGCAAAAGAGGCAAAGAGAATAAGTCCAAAAGTTAGTGAACCTGAAAATGAGAAATACTACCTTCGGGTATGGCTTGTCAGACTGGGACTAGGGGGAAGTGGCGCAAAGGAATCGAGAAAAGCCCTACTTGAAGGTTTAAAAGGCCACACAGCTTTTCGTACCCCTGATGATGCTGAGAAACACAAGGCGAGACTGCGTGAAAGAAAAGAAGGTGATGGACATGACGAATAGACCGAGAGCCTTATTTGGGAGAAAGCTCAATGACCTGAAGGAACTAAAAGAGGCTACAGCCTATGCGAAACAGAAGGGGCAGCTTGGTAGTTTTTATGAAGTGACCAAAGAGGTGTCCCTGGAAGGTGATGAGTTTAAAGCCCTTGCTGAAGATTTCTTTAATGAACAACCTTGGATTGAAAAGTCTGATGGCGGGTCCAATGAAAATGGAGACCTTAGATGCATTAGAGTTATTAACATAGAAACAGGGGAGAGACTTCTTATTTCCAGCGAAGGCTATGATTATTGCCTCTACACTGCCCTAGAAGAATAGAAAATATATGCGTTTTATATGCACATTTAGCTTGCTATTACCTGTGTTTAGAGTGATATATAGTACTACCAAAACGGTTAAAACACAGGTGATAGAAAGGATGAGAGCTAGATGAAAACGCAAACCTTCGGGATTGAAATTGAACTAACGGGGATTACGAGAGAACAGGCAGGTCAGGTCATCGCAGACTACTTTGGAACAAGAAACATCTACATAGGGGGATCCTACAGAACCTACGAAGCTAAGGACAACAAGGGGAGAACCTGGAAGGCCATGTACGACTCAAGCATTGTTCCTCAAAAGAAAAAGGGAAGAACCAGAGTTTCAGCCAGCGATGAATACAAAACAGAGGTGGTTAGTCCAATTCTCACCTACGAGGATATAGAAGATCTGCAGGAACTGGTTAGGCAGCTAAGACGCAAGGGCGCCATTGTAAACAATTCCTGCGGGATACATGTACATGTTGGAGCAGAACGCTTTACCCCTCAAACCTTAAGAAACATTGTCAACATCATCGCCAGTAAGGAAGACATCCTTTACAAGGCGCTTAAGATAGACCGTGGAAGAATCAGGTACTGCAAGAAAACCAATGAGAAGCTGCTTGAAACCATCAACAAGAAAAAGCCAAAGACTATGACCGAGCTTTCAGATATTTGGTACGCCGAGGATCCCTACGGAAGAGACAGGCATTATAACGCCACCAGATATTATGGACTCAACTTACACGCTACCTTTACCAAGGGCACTGTAGAATTTAGGCTTTTCAACTCCACCACCCATGCAGGCGAGATAAAGGCATACATTCAGTTTTGCCTGGCAGTGAGCCACCAAGCCCTAAGTCAGAAGAAAGCATCCGCCAGAAAAACGGTGACGGACAACGAGAAATACACATTCAGATGTTGGATGCTAAGACTTGGCCTTATCGGGGACGAGTTCAAAACCTGCAGGCTCCATTTTCTAAAATACCTTGAAGGGAACTCTGCATTCAGACAGGTAGCATGAAATAACTAGCCACAGGCGTACCGGGGCGGGAGAACCGCCCTTAAGGTGGTAGAAGGGTTCCTTAAGCGGCTGAAAAGCTTACACAGGCAAGCTGGCGGGGAAGAATGGCCCTTGAAGAAAGGATGAAAAGAAATGAAAACAAAACTGTATATCGCCTACGGCAGTAACATGGATGAAGGTCAAATGGCCTTCAGGTGTCCGAAGGCAAAACTTAAAGGTGTGTCAGAAGTAAAAGACTACAGGCTTATCTTCAAAGGTTCTAAGACAGGTACCTATGCTACCATTGAAAAAGCAAAAGGGCGGAAGGTGCCAGTGGTTCTTTGGGAGATTGAAGCGACAGATGAACATAACCTTGACCGTTATGAAGGTTTCCCAACATTCTACTACAAGCAGTGGTTGGAGTTAGACCTTGATGGAGAGAAGATTCAAGGCATGGTTTACATGATGGATCATAACAGGAAACTAGGACAGCCCAGCTACCATTACTATAAAACCCTTGAAGATGCCTATGAGAGATTTGGCTTTGATAAAGCCATCTTAGAAAAAGCACTAGAGGATTCTTCGGTAGAGGGGGATGAAGATGTTTATTAGAAAAGAAATCCTAGAGAGATTAAGAAAACAGTACCCACCTGGAACAAGAGTAAAGCTCATAAAAATGGATGATCAGCAAGCACCACCCACTGGAACACATGGAACTGTAATCGGTGTAGATGATATCGGAAGTATTATGGTTTCTTGGGATAATGGTAGCGGACTCAGTATTGTTTACGGGGAGGACAGCTGCAGGAAGGTTGAGGGATAAAAACACAGATTTAAACCAAGTGAAAGACTTCTACGGAGGTCTTTTTTCTTGCTATAAGCCAATGAGAGGAGGTGGAACTTATGGCACAGAGAGGAAGAAAACCCAAACCGACAGCATTAAAAGAACTAGAAGGTAACCCTGGGAAACGTGCACTCAACGATAAAGAGCCAAAGCCGCCAAAAAAAGCTCCCAGATGCCCTTCATGGTTAGAGCAGGAAGCAAAGAAAGAATGGAAACGGATGGGGAAGCTACTTGAGCAGATGGGAATCCTGACAGAAATGGATATGGCCGCTTTTGCGGGTTACTGTCAGGCCTATGCAAGGTGGAAGGAAGCAGAAGAATTTATTACCCAGCATGGCACCATGATACGAACACCTAACGGTTATTTGCAGCAGGTGCCACAGGTTTCCATCGCCCAGACTAATCTTAAAATAATGTTAAGGTTCTGTGAACAGTTTGGACTTACACCATCTGCAAGAAGTCGAATTGCAGCGGGAGAAGGTTCGGTAGAGCCAACAGATGAAATGGAGAAGCTATTAAGGGGTGATATTTAATGAGCTTTAAATATACCCCGTCACCCTTTATGCTTGAAACATCTCATTATGATAAAGCAAAGGCCGATAGGGCAGTTGCGTTTATAGAAAACCTAAAACACACCAAAGGGAAGTGGGCGGGGAAGAATTTTCTCTTATTGCCATGGCAGGAGCAGATTATAAGAGATATATTTGGCATTGTAGACTCACAGGGAAGACGCCAATTTAGAACAGCTTATGTTGAGATACCAAAGAAACAGGGGAAATCTGAGCTTGCGGCAGCAATTGCTCTATATCTCCTATATGCAGATAATGAGCCTAGCGCAGAGGTTTATGGTGCTGCTTGTGACAGGTCACAGGCCTCTATTGTATTTGATGTGGCCAAGCAGATGGTTCAGATGTCACCAGCATTACTTAAGCGTTCAAAAATAACCGTCGCTACAAAACGGATAGTTAACTATTCTAATACAGGGTTTTATCAAGTTCTATCTGCGGAAACCGCCACAAAGCATGGACTTAATGTATCGGGACTTGTATTTGATGAAATTCATGCCCAGCCTAATAGAAAGCTTTATGATGTTCTGACAAAGGGTTCTGGTGATGCCAGAGAACAACCGTTGTTTTTTATTATTACAACCGCTGGAACCGATAAAAACAGTATTTGCTATGAGCTGCACAGTAAAGCCCTTGATATAAAAGCCGGTAGAAAGAAAGATAACTCTTTTTATCCAATAGTTTATGGTTTGACAGAAGAAGATGATTGGAATGATGAAGCAAACTGGTATAAGGCTAACCCTTCACTTGGACATACGATATCTATTGACCGGGTTAGGGAAGCATACAAAAATGCCTTAGAGAATCCAGCCGAAGAGAATGTGTTTAAACAGCTAAGGCTTAATATGTGGACATCGGCAACTGTATGCTGGATACCCGACCATATTTATGATCGAGGTAACCTTTCTATTGATATAGATTCACTTAAAGGAAGAGAGTGCTATGGAGGACTAGACCTTTCAAGCACATCTGATATAACCGCTTTTGTTCTTGTATTCCCACCAAGAACTGAAGATGATAAGTACATCGTATTGCCTTTTTTCTGGTTACCGGAGGACACATTAGAACTAAGATGCAGAAGAGACCACGTTTTATATGATGTTTGGGAAAAGCAGGGCCATATTCAAACCACAGAAGGGAATGTAATCCATTATGGGTTTATCGAAAAGTTTATCGAGGAGCTTGGAGAGAATTACCACATTAAAGAAATCGCCTTTGACCGCTGGAATGCAACTCAAATGGTTCAAAATTTAGAAGGTATGGGCTTTACAGTTGTTCCTTTTGGACAGGGATATAAGGATATGTCACCACCAAGTAAAGAACTGTATAAGCTTTTAATGAGTGGTTCAATCAACCATGGAGGACATCCAGTGCTTAAGTGGATGGCACAAAATGTGGTCATGAGGCAAGACCCTGCTGGAAACATTAAGCCGGACAAGGATAAATCCGTGGAGAAAATAGACGGTATAGTTGCCACCATTATGGCCTTAGATAGGTGCATTAGAAATAAAAACGATGGGGGCAGTGTTTATGATGAGAGGGGAATTTTGGTGTTTTAAAATACTATAGCAAAAACTATTGACAGATAACACTCAATACAATACACTAATTATATAACCCTTATAAACAAAGGGTAATAAAACTGTGTAAGGAGTGTGGATAAATGATTTTCAAATCAACAGATATTATTAATAAGATTAACTCTGATTTTTCCAATACGTATAAGCCCTTCTCTAACTTTCCGAATAGTGGTTTACTTTGGAATGAGTGTATCAATACTATTTTAAACCCCAAGTTGATGAACAATATCATTTTTTGTAATGATATTTTACAGATACCACCTGTAAAGGTATTTTTAATGGCAAATAAAAACATAAGTGATAACTTATCAGATGACGATAAGAAGGCAATAGGAGCCTTTTGGGGGTTTATTTTCAAATTTGTTTTTGGTTATAGAAATCAAAAGAGCATATCAGTTAGAGTAAGAAATGTTAAAAGTGCAACTTACTTTTTTGATTGCCCACAGGATGTGGATGTTGAAAATGAATAAAAAAGTCTATAGGTATAAAGGATACGTTGACAATGCTAACATTGCTATTGATCCAAGTAAGAAGAATGGTTTTTATCGATATTTACTTAGTATCCCGCTAAAAAACTCGGGTTGTAAAAGTGTTTTAGTGATACTGAAAAATCCAAGTAAAGCAGATAAAGAGCAGTCTGATCATACTATTAATAATGTTCTTAAGTTTTGTAGAAAAGATTATAAAAAAGTCTATATAATGAATTTATTTCCCTGTTATTCGACAAACCCTAAGGGAGTAAAGAAATTTATATCTTCGGCACATTTTGCCCCTCAGATGAAAAACAACATAAACACCTTAAAGGCAGTATTGGCTGAAGTGGACGAAGTAATCTTTGCTTGGGGTAGAAATAGTATAGGTAATAAAAAGGAATATGACAAAGCAATTAAAAATGTATTAGATGAAATTCGATGCTCAAACAAAAAAACTTTTGCAGTAAGAAAGAAAGGGAAATTATTAAAAAGAACATATCCCTGGCATGCTCAAGTATGGGCTGTTAATTCTGACTTAGAGACATACGAATGGAAAATCTGATCCAAGTTAGGAGGTGAGTATTTTGTTAAAGGCCAATACCGGTAGATTAATAAAACAGTATTTTGAAAATAAGACCGATCAACTTTTAGCAGTTTCAAATCAAGCTGTTTGCGAGCATAATGGTCTTAAAGGTAGTCACAGAGAAGATCTAATCAAGATTTACTTAAGTGAAATTATCCCAAAGCGCTTTGAGATTGGACAAGGTATGGTATATGGTGCATTTACAAGGAGTAATGAAACAGATATTGTTTTATGGGATTCATTTAATTTTCCTAAATTGAAGATGAATGGTCATTCAATGTATTTTGCAGAGTCTGTAAATGCTGTTATTGAGGTAAAAACTAATTATAATTCTGATGCAGAAAAGAATGTTGTTGTAAAATCTAAAACTGCAAAATCGGTTATAAGACAACATAGGCATACCATAAATAGCAGGCTGTTCGATATTGAAGCAAGAATAGAAAGTCTATATAATAGCAATGAATACGAAGGTTGCTTGAGTGTGTCTGAATCAATAAAAACATGTGCTATTTTTATTAATGGTGGAGAAAATTTTGAAACCGAGCAATTAAAAAAATTTGAAGATTTATTTGTAGAGTGGCCAGACGTAGTATTGTTTTTGAAAGCTGGAAAATTAACAGTTAAAGGATATGATGAAGGAAAAGGAGTAGACTTTATTAGAATATATCAATCTGGAAAAGATTCACTTCTTTTATTTACTAAGTATTTACTGGAAATTTTATCAGAGCAAGTTGTATTAGTGGAAGGTGCTTTATATTTTGATGATTACATTATAAGGGAAATAGAAGAAATTCCGTACAAAGACTTTGAATACCAGTCCTGTAGGCCATACTCTGGTTATAAGCATGCAATCTTTACAAAATATATTGATGAAGATCACTAATTTCGCTTTTATGAGCATCTCAAATGAGGTGCTTTTTTCATGCTCAATTTCAGGAGGTGATCAAATTTGAAGATACCGATTTTGTCAAAACTGTTTAACTCAAGAGCAGACCCAAAGAACAGCATGTGGGAGAGTACCTATGCTTTTTTCTTTGGTCCAACCAGTAGTGGAAAGCATGTGGACGAGAGAACAGCAATGCAGACAAGTGCTGTGTATGCTTGTGTGAGGATTTTATCTGAGACAATTGCATCTTTACCGCTTCACACTTATGTTCGCACAAATAAAGGCAAAGAAAAGGCTCTGGACCACCCTTTATACAATCTGCTCCATGATGCACCAAACGATGAGATGACCTCCTTTGTGTTCAGAGAGACACTGATGGGTCATCTATTATTATGGGGAAATGCATATGCCCAAGTGATGCGTGACGGTAGAGGAAAAGTGATTTCCTTATATCCACTAATGCCTGACAAAATGACGGTAAAACGAAGTGAGGGTGGGGAGATTTATTACAGCTATCAAAAAGACAGTGAAGAGTTTATCCTAAGAAGCTTTGAAGTCCTACATATTCCAGGGCTTGGTTTCGATGGACTCTTAGGACATTCCCCAATTGCCATGGCAAAACAAGCCATAGGCATGGCTATCGCAACAGAAGAATATGGAGCTACTTACTTTAAAAATGGAGCGAACCCCGGCGGAGTTCTAGAGCATCCCGGTATCTTAAAGGATCCAGCCAAGGTGAGGGATAGCTGGAACAGTGTCTATGGAGGCAGTAACAATGCTAATCGAGTGGCAGTGCTGGAAGAAGGGTTATCCTTTAAACCTATTAGCATTCCACCGGAGCAGAGCCAGTTCCTGCAGACGAGGAAGTTTCAGATTAATGAGATTGCGAGAATCTTTCGTATTCCTCCCCATATGATTGGAGATCTAGAAAAGTCCAGTTTCTCAAATATTGAGCAGCAGAGCCTTGAGTTTGTAAAATACACTTTGACTCCTTGGCTTTCAAGGTGGGAGATGGCCATGAAAAAGACATTACTCTCACCATCAGAGAAAAAGGATTATTTCTTTAAGCTAAACGTGGAAGGTCTCCTTCGTGGAGACTATAAAACCCGCATGGAAGGATACAGCATTGGCATTCAAAATGGCTTTTTAAGTCCAAACGACGTAAGGCATCTGGAAGATATGAATCCCATTGAGCACGGTGATATTTATGTCGCCAACGGAAATCTCCTAAAACTCCAAGACATAGGGGCTTACGTAAAGAAAGGAAGTGATGACTAGATGAAATTTTGGAATTTTAATAAAACAGAAGAAGGGAGGACACTTTACCTTGATGGATATATTGCAGAGGAAAGCTGGTTTGAAGATGATGTAACGCCTAAGGTTTTTAAAGAGGAATTAGAAGCTGAAAAAGGAGATATCACAGTATTTATCAATTCCCCAGGAGGTGATTGCTTTGCTGCCAGCAGAATCTACACCATGCTAAAGGAATACGACGGTAAAGTCACTGTAAAGATTGATGGCATAGCAGCCAGTGCAGCTTCTGTTATTGCCATGGCAGGTGATGAAGTTTTCATGTCACCTACAGCCATGCTGATGTGTCATAACCCAAGCACCATTGTATGGGGAGAAGTGCTGGATATGAAAAAAGGCATTGAAGTCTTATCTGAGGTCAAAGAGAGCATTATCAATGCCTATGAACTGAAAACAGGGCTCTCTCGACAAAAAATCTCAACCATGATGGACAAAGAAACTTGGATGAGTGCAGGTAAAGCATTAGAACTGGGATTTTGCGATGATGTGCTTTATACAGAAGAAAAGGTTCCAGAGGCAGTTATAAACGGCTTTCTCTTTGACAAGATGACGGTTACGAATCACTTTATAGGCAGGTTAAATAAATCAAAACCTTCAGCTAAAAGTGAAGAAAAGGCAGAAGGAACCGATGTGAATCAGTTAATGAAGAGATTAAATCTAATTAAATAGGAGGAATGTGAAATGAGTAAAGTATTAGAACTAAGGGAAAAACGAGCAAAAGTATGGGATCAGGCTAAGAAATTCTTAGATGAAAAGCGTGGAGACAATGGTCTGCTATCAGCAGAGGATACTGCCACCTATGAAAAGATGGAAGCAGAAGTAGTAGCCCTTGGAAAAGAAGTAGAGAGGCTAGAAAGACAGGAAATGTTTGATTTAGAACTATCAAGGGCTACAACCAATGCAATTAGAAATACACCGGAGAACAGAAATGAACCAGAGAAAGAAGGCAGAGCATCAAATGAATATACATCAGCCTTCTGGAATGCTATGAGAAGAAAGACAACTGAATCTGTAAGGAACTCACTAAGGATTGGAGAAGACAGTGAAGGAGGTTATTTGGCACCAGATGAGTTTGAAAGAACCCTTATTGAAGCCTTGGAAGAAGAAAACCTAATGAGAAGCCTTGCGAAGATTATTAGAACATCTTCTGGGGATCGCAAAATTCCAGTTGTCGCATCTAAAGGAACTGCATCTTGGGTAGATGAAGAAGGACCTATTCCAGAGTCTGATGATAGTTTTGGAATTATGTCCATTGGGGCATATAAGCTGGCTACTATGATTAAGGTTTCAGAAGAACTTCTTCAAGACAGTGTATTTAACCTTGGAACCTATATCGCAAAAGAGTTTGCTAGAAGAATAGGTCAAAGGGAGGAAGAGGCCTTCATTATTGGTGATGGAAATGGAAAGCCGACAGGACTATTTGGAAGTGCCCAGCTAGGTCACACAACTACGGCAGCAGCACTTAAGTTTGATGACCTGATGGACCTTTTTTATTCCCTAAAGTCACCATATAGAAAGAAAGCAACCTTTATTACCAATGATGCGACTATCAAAGAGATTAGAAAACTAAAGGATGGAAACGGCCAGTATCTATGGAGTCCATCTGTCACTGCAGGAGAGCCGGATACTATCCTTAATCGCCCAGTAAAGACCTCGGCTTATGTTCCACTAATTGATGTTGGATCAAAGCCTATCGCCTTTGGAGACATCTCCTATTATTGGATTGCTGATAGACAGGGTAGATCTTTCCAAAGACTAAACGAACTTTATGCAGCAACAGGGCAGGTAGGTTTTAAGGCTACTCAAAGGGTGGATGGTAAACTTATTCTTCCTGAAGCTGTGAAAGTATTACAGATGAAAGGGTAGGTGGTTTCTATGAGTAATGTAAAGAACTACACCGAACAGGGTGGAGATAAAACAGTTATTGAAGGTGAGCTTGTAATCAGTAATGGTGGCAAGCTCATTTTTAATGAAAAAGAATTAAAGCCAGCAAGTACTCAAGCAGATAGTACAGCCGGTGATGTAGAAGGCATAGTGGCTGATTTCAATGCCCTTCTTTCAAAGTTAAAAGCTGCTGGACTAATGGAGTAGAAAGGCAGGTGAGGGCATGATCCCTTTAGAAGAAGTGAAGCTTTATCTGAGAGTGGAAGGTGATGAGGAAGATGCCCTCATCTCTTCCTTTATAGAAATCGCTAGAAGTATTTGTGAAGACATCCTACGATACCCACTTTCAGAATTTGAAGAAGTTCCAGTATTAGTGAAACAAGCTATGCTTTACTGCATAGCCAATATGTATGAAAAAAGAGAGGGAACCCATCACTATATGAAAAATGAAAGTGGAGGAATTTTAGAAACCATCGATGTGATGAAAAATATATTAGGTAATCTCAGAAAAGAAAGCTGGTGATGCTATGGAGATAGGAGAATTAAGACATAGAATTACCTTTCAAAAGAAAAACGTTACCGTGAATGAAAATGGCTTTGAAATAGAAACGTGGGAGGATGTAAAGACGGTGTGGGCAGCAGCAAGCCATCTTCATGGTAGAGAGTTTTATGAAGCAGCTCAGGTCCAGGCAGAGCATACGGTTAAGTTTACCATTCGGTATGTAAAAGGGATTGAGCCTTCCATGCTGATTCTCTTTAATGAGAAACGCTATAATATCATCGCCATCGATAATATTAAGTATAAAAATAAGTGGATTGAGATTATGGGCCAGGAGGTGATGCCGAGTGGCTAAGATGGAACTTGAAGGAGTAGAGGAGCTTCTATCAGAACTACAAAAATTAGGTGATCAAAGTAAAAGGGTTGAGAATAAAGCCTTGCGAGAAGCCGGTAATGTGGTGGAAGATGCCATAAAAAATGAAGCGCCTGTTCGCTCTGGAACCCTTAAGAAAAGCATTAAAACCTCCGGTGTGAAAACCAAAAATGGGATGAAGCATGTGGAAGTAGGTCCTGGGAATGATGGTTTTTATGGCAAGTTTATAGAATTTGGAACGGTCCACATTAAAGCTAATCCCTTTATGGGTAGGGGCTATGAAAAATCTAAAAATGAAGCCATGAATAAGATATCAGAAGAGATTAGAAGGGGGCTGGGGCTATGAGTTTAAATAAAGATATTCTGATGGCCCTTAGTCCTTTAGATATTCCAGTAGCTTTTCAGACTTATAGTGGGAAGGCAGACATCTATATCACCTTCTTTGCTTATCTGGAAAAGGCAGAGCTTCATGCAGATGATGAAGAGGAAATAGGAGGAGAGTATATTCAGATAGATTTATGGTCTAAAAATGACTATACGGATTTAGTAAAAGAAGTGCATAAGCAGATGAAAGAAGCAGGATTTATTAAACTGAATTTTTATGACCTTTACGAAAAGGATACAAAGGTGTATCACAAAGTGATGCGCTATCGAAGGGAGGAAAAGTAAATGGCTCAAGTAGGACTTAAGGATTTACACTATGCTATTTTAGAGGAAGATACAAACGAGGGTGTGCTTTATGGTGTAATTAAACCTCTGGCAGGTGCCATGAACGCCACCATTAACCCTACAGTCAATACCCAGGAACTTTATGCAGACGATCAGCTATGGGAATCCGTATCGGCTCTTGGAAAGATTGATGTAGAAATTGAAACTGCAGACCTTAAGCTTGAAACGAGAGGGGAGCTTACAGGTAGTGAGGTTAAAGATGGAGTTTTAATTGAAAAGGCCTCGGATAAACCACCTCATGTGGCCCTAGGTTTTAGAAGTCAAAAGTCAAATGGGAAGTATAGATACATCTGGCTATTAAAAGGTGTGGCCCAGCCAATGGCAGAGGATTATTCAACAAAAAAGGACAATGTGGAGCATAAGACGCCACAGCTAAAGTTTGTTTTTATGCCAAGGGCTTATGATGGAGAGTGGAAGAGAACTGCCGATGAAGGCACACCTGAATTTACCGGAGCAGATGCTTGGTTTGAAAAAGTACCAGGTGATGCAATTGAAGAGGAAAATGGTGAAGGACTAGAAGAATAGATGGGAGGCTAAAAGATGCAGATTACATTAAAGATAAAGGGGAAAGATAAAACCTTTATAACTGATTTTATTTCAGCAAGAATGGTGAGAAGAACCATTGAAGTATCAAAGGGCATTAACTTTAACGACATGAGTCCAGAGGAACTGGATCAAATGGTAGGCTTTATTGTAGAACTGTTTTCTCATCAGTTTACCATTGACGATGTCTATGATGGACTACCATCAAAAGAGCTGATTCCAACCATGATGAATTGCATCAATGAAGTGGTAGGGGAAATGGGAGAAGCCACAGCAGGTGATGAAAAAAACGAATAGAGGGGAACTTCATGGATCCCCAGGAGTTTATTGACCAGTTTTATCTAGCTCTATTAGATAAAGGCTGGAAGCTTCATGAAATCGATGATATGGACATGATTTATTATCTAAAGCTTCTTAAAAGAAAAATGATAAACCAACAAACATATATCGATGAGATTCTATAACACCTGTAATGGGTGTATTTTTTATGCCAAGGGGAGGTGAGGGATATGGCAGATATCGGTCAATTAAATGTCAGGGTAGGTCTTGACTCTACTGGATTTCAAAACGGGATTGGAAAACTGAATCAAGAAATGAGAAAGGTCCAGTCGGAGTTTAAACTGGCAAGTACAGAGCTTGGGAAACATGGTAGTGAGCTGGATAAACTAAGAACTAAATCAGACTCTTTAACCAAACAAAAAGAACTCCAAAGACAAAAAGTAGAAGCTTTAGAAAAGGCTCATCAAAAGTCAGTGGAGACTAAAGGGAAAGATGCTAAGGCCACTGGAGATTTAGAAATAAAGCTAAATCAAGCAAGAACAAGACTTGTTCAGATGGAGCAGGACCTAACCAGCATTAATCGACAAATCGAAGTCCAGTCCTCCAGTTGGTATAAGCTTGGCAAAAGTCTAGAGCCAATCGGCCAGTCTATGCAAGACATCGGTAAAAAGATGGAGAGCGTAGGAAAAGACCTCACCAAAAAAGTCACCCTCCCTATTGTGGGTATTGGAGCAGCAGCAGTGAAGATCGGTTCAGATTTTCAAGCTGAAATGAGTAAAGTTCAGGCCATCTCTGGCGCCACAGGAGAGGATTTAGAGAAGCTTAGTGACAAGGCAAAAGAGATGGGTTCTTCTACAAAGTTCAGTGCCAGCGAATCGGCCCAGGCTCTAAACTATATGGCCATGGCAGGTTGGGACACAACTCAGATGATGGATGGTCTAGATGGTGTCATGATGCTTGCAGCAGCCAGTGGAGAAAGTTTAGCTTCAGTATCTGATATCGTCACAGATGCCCTCACCGCCTTTGGTATGCAGGCTTCAGATGCGGGGAACTTTGCAGATTTACTTGCCAGTGCATCCAGTAATGCCAATACCAATGTAGGAATGCTAGGGGAGTCCTTTAAATATGTAGCGCCTCTTTTTGGTTCTTTAGGCTACAGTGCTGAAGATGCGGCTTTAGCCCTTGGGCTTATGGCCAATGCGGGAATTAAAGGGTCCCAAGCCGGTACAACTTTAAGAGGTGCCATTACAAGGCTTACTCAACCTACATCGGAAGCGGCTAAAATTATTGATGAATTAGGTTTAAATCTTACCGATGCACAGGGGAATATGCTGCCCTTCAAAGATGTAATGGATCAATTAAGAGGGTCTTTTGATGGGCTTACCCAAGAACAACAGGCCCAATATGCCGCCACTCTCTTTGGGAAAGAAGCCATGAGTGGGATGCTTGCAGTTATTAATGCCACCGATGAGGATTATAAAAAGCTTACAGATGCTACAAGAGAATATAGCGGTGCCGCCGGTGAAATGGCAGATATTATGCAGGACAACCTTCAGGGGCAACTTACCATTTTAAAATCTCAACTTGAAGGAGTGGCCATTGAGATCTTTGAAATTCTCGTTCCGCATCTGAAGACTTTAGTTGAAAACCTTCAAAGAGCGGTGGAGTGGTTTTCTAACCTTAGTCCAGCTACCCAAGAAACCATAGTAAAAGTAGCGGCTCTGGCTGCAGCAGTAGGACCTCTTTTAATTATTGGAGGAAAGATTGTAGCAGGAGCAGGAGCCATTATTGGTGCATTCTCTAAGATATCACTCGCTATCGCAGGCAAAACAGCAGCAGTGGGAGGGGCCTCTGCAGCTGCAGGTGGACTTGTTGCAATAAAAGGAGTATTAGCCGCAGCATTTACAGCCTTAACAGGACCTATTGGGATTGCTGTTGCAGCTATTGTTGGAATTACTGCAGTTGGTGTGGCTCTTTATAAAAACTGGGACACCATTAAAGAGAAGGCAGGGGAACTGAAAGACGCGATCGCTGAACGGTGGAACTCTATCAAAGAAAGCACAGCTGAAGCTTGGGAAAATGTTAAAGCAGGGATCAGTGAAAGATGGAATAGCATCAAGGAAAGCACTAGCGAAACTTTATCTTCCATGAGGGAGTCGGTCAGTGAAGGCTGGAATAAAATTAGAGAGAATACAGCTGAAAGATGGGAATCCATTAGAGGAAGTATTTCAGATAAGTGGGGAAACATCAAAGACAGCACTTCACAGACTCTAGGGAATATTAGAGAAAATATAAGCTCTAGCTGGGACAATGTAAAAAATAATACTAGTAAGACTTGGGATTTTCTAAAAACTAACACAGCTTCAGCTTGGAGTAACATCAAAGGAAGAATCGAAGAAAACGGTGGAGGTATTAGAGGGGTTATTACCACCTATACTGAAGGCTATAAGTCCGTTTGGGGCGCAGCACTAAACACCATGGATAGCGTAACCGGTGGAAAGTTTTCCTCTATGGCAAGTAAAGTATCCGGTGCCTTTTCAAGGGTAAGAGATGCCATCCAAGGTGGAATTAGCAGAATCCGTGAATGGAATAACCAAAGGGTGGAAAACAAAGAAGCCACCTTCACCAATAGAATTAGAAATATTACAGAGAATGTGGTTAACACCGTAACCGCTCCTTTTAGAAAGAACTTTGCAGGAACTTCCTTCTTCCAAGGGGGACTAACCATGGTAGGAGAGCTTGGACCAGAGCTTGTAGAACTACCTCGTGGAAGTAAAATCTATAACGATTATCAGACCAATCAAATTATGGGAGATAGCACTGGTCGTGGTGGAGGGCTTACCCTTAATATAGATAAATTTGTAAACAACACTGAAAAAGATATCGAGCAGCTTGCCTATGAGCTTGAGTTTTATCGTCAAAGAGTATCACTTGGAAGGGGGAGAGGCTAATGCTTAGTTTTACATTTGGTGGGAAAAACAGCTATGAAGATTACGGGATAGTTATTGCCAAAAGGCCAAACCTTCCCTCTCCTAAAAGAAGAGTACATTATATGGATATTCCAGGAAGGCATGGAAGGGTTCAGTACGATGAAAACACCTATGAAGATATTACCATTGTGGTGGAATGTGGCCTAAAAGATACAGAGAATTTAGTAGAAAGATTTGATACCATAAAAGCTTGGCTTTTTAATGCTGAGGAAAATGACCTTATTTTTAGTTTTTCTGAGGATAAGAAATACATCGCTCAAGTGGTAAATGCCATCGACTTCACCCAAGTCTATAAATACACTTCAAGTTTTCCGGTAATCTTTAACTGCCAGCCTTTTAAATATGAAGTAGAAAATGAAATAATCACTCTTAATGAAACAGATGCAACAGTCCACAATCCAGGTTCTCTAGAGAGTGAGCCTGTGATTTATGTGTATGGAAGTGGGGATATCCTATTAAATATTAATGACCAATCCATAGGGCTAAGTGGAGTTGAAGGAAAAATCATCTTAAACTCTGAAATCCAGGACTGTTATGATGATACCATGAACAATCTTAACTCTAAAATGGCAGGAGAGTTTCCACTTCTAAAGTCTGGTGAGAATATTATATCCTGGACTGGGAATGTGACAAAACTTGAAGTACTTCCAAATTGGCGGTGGTTATAATGATTACGGTTTATGACAAGAAGGAAAGTAACTTCTCATCTAATGGCCTAGGTATTTTAGATAAATGCTCAGAGTGTAAAACCCTAGAAAAGCTAAACGGAATTTATGAAATTAAGCTCTCCTATCCCCTGCATTTAGAGAAGAAAAAGCATCTAAAGCCTTTTAATATTATCAAAGCAGATGGACAGCTTTTCAGGATTTATCATGTAGAAAAAGACACACCCAGTAACCTTCTAAGGGTTAGTGGAAGGCATATCTTTTATGATCTTAATCATTATTTCATCGAAGATCGAAGGGCAGTAGATAAAAAGGCTATTGATGCTATGGAGATGGTTTTAGAAGAATCAGGTCTCGTTGGGACCTATACCGTTGAAAGTGATATTGAAGCATTAAACACCCAGTATTTTATTAGAAGGTCCGCTTCCCAGGCCATGTTTATGGTAGCTAATAGGTGGAAGGGTGAGCTTTTCAGAGATAATTTTCATATAAAGATTAATGGAAGACACTTAAATGATAAAGGGGTTACTGTAGCCCATGGAAAAAACATCACGGGGATTAACGAGAAGCTCAGTGCTGATGAAGTCCTAACAGGAATTTATCCTGTAGGGGCAGAAGGAATAACCCTACCAGAGAAATATCTTATTAATGCCCAGTGGTCAGGAGCAGATTATCCTGACTTTAAACTGATTAAGAGAGTGGACTTTAAAGAAGCCAAGGATGAAGAAACCCTTAGACAAATGGCAGAGAACTACCTTTATGAACATGCAGGCTTTGCAGTAAACTATCAAGTAGATTTTATCCAGCTTGAACATACAAGAGAATATGAAGAATATAAGCCGCTTTTAAAAGTAAGCATTGGAGACACCGTAACCGTAAAGCATAAGCTACTGGGAGTAGATTTTAAAATAAAAGTAATCTCCATAGAAAAGGACATCCTAAGATCTCAAAATACCAAAGTGGAACTGGGAAAACCTCTTTATACACTAGACCAGTACATTGAGGAATTTAAAGAGAATGTCGATGAAAACTTTCAAGAGGTGGATGAATCTATTGGTGGTATTAGGACCCAGTTAGATGATTTGGGAGTATCCTATACCATTGTAAAAAACATTAGGATTGAAGAAAATATGATCCACGTCACCTATGAAGTAGAAAGAGGCAGTACCCATCAGTACCATGCAGATTATAGCTTTACCTTAGATGACTCAGGCCGTATGACCAGTATTACCCTTGAAGGAATACTTTCAAAGCTACTATTAAAAGAAGTATCCACTTTGACAGTCGATATGACAAGTTTCGACATTGTTTACGCTGATGGGAAAAAAGCAAAATACAACTACACCACAGACAGCAGTGGAAGAATTACAGCAATAGAAAAGGTATGGGAGGGGGAGTAAAGTGACCTATCATGAAAGATTTAATAATACACTGGCCATATGGACGGCCTTTGGTGGTAGGGGAAATCTTATTCTTCCTATTCCAACATTAAAGTGGGAAAAACGCTATTATCACCATTTTGGCTACCCTCAAACCGGCAGTGCCACAAGGATTGATGTCTTTGATAATGGGAATGCCCAAATCGCTGTGTACCGTGCGGCCAACCCCAGGATGTCATATTTTAACCATCAAACGAAGCAGTGGACCATCGTTGATGTGCCTTGGTGGAATCACGGAATACCAGAAATTCTATGGGCAGGAGATGGTGTGTTTTTAGCAAGGATTGTCGGGCTTGCCAACATCATCGCGTCCTTTGACGGCATCACCTGGCACAACGCAGGGTTTTGTAGAGGAGCTCAAAACCATATGGAAACGGGAGCTTACGACATTACAAGGAATGTAGGGGTTGTAAGCTGGTGGTGGTATAAGTCACCCGTCTATTATAGCTTCGATTCTTTAGAAGAAAGAACAGAATGGACCCTTACAGGCTCTGATGGAAACTCAGTACCGATTTTTAAGTATATGACTGCCCATAAAGGAAACTTTGTAGGGGTGGTTGGAGGAGATAAATCCATCGCTCGGGCAAGTTCAGCTTCCCCTTGGTCCTGGACCACTACCATTCCAGAAGATCCACTGGACCACCGTTATATGTATATTCGCTCCGTTAATAATAAACTCTTTGTCCACCGGTTTAGATACCATGGATCTCCGGGGAATTTTAGTGTAAATCTATGTGTTCTAAACGATAGCGCCACCCAGCTTATTGAGACCAATCTATCACACTATGGAGATTTGGCAGATAACAGAGCACCAAATCCTCAAAACATCGTATGGATGAAGGACTGGGGGAAATATGCCCTTTTTACTGAGAACATGCTGTACGCTTCAGCAGACGGGATTTATTGGGAAGGGGTAGAGCAGCCGGGCTTCTCTCTTTCACCTCATGGGAATATGTTTGGTGGGGCTATTTATGTGCCAGGAGATGGTTTTTATGTAAAGGGGAACGGGTTTGTATACTACGCTCCTTACTAAATACAACAACTTAAGAGAATGATATGACGTCCTTCACCGGGCGTTTTTTTAATAGATAAAACTTTTATGAAAGTGAGGGAAAGAACATGAGGGAGATTTGGAATGTTGTTCAGATAATATTTGCAACACTCGGAGGAGTTATCGGATGGTTCTTAGGTGGATTTGATGGACTGATTTATACATTAGTGGTATTTGTAGTCATTGATTACATCACCGGTTTAATGGTTGCCATTACAACAGAGAAAGTTTCAAGCCGTATAGGATTTAAGGGGATCGCCAAGAAGGTGGTGATATTCTCTCTTGTAGGGATTGGACAGATGCTGGATTTTTACATTATCCAAAACGGAAGCGCCATCAGAACAGCGGTGGTGTTTTTCTATTTGTCCAATGAGGGACTGAGTATCTTGGAAAATACCAGTCGCATTGGACTGCCCATACCAGAGAAGCTGAAGAAAGTATTCATGGAGATGAAGGAGGAGAAGAACAATGAGTAAAGTGTGTTTAGATTATGGCCATGGTGGAACGGATCCAGGTGCTGTATATCAAGGAAGGAAAGAGTCGGATGATAACTTAGCCATAGGTCTGGAAGTCACAAAAGAGCTAAGACGTCACGGTGTGGAAGTCGGAGAGACCAGAACCCGTGACCAAACGGTGAGTCTTAGGGAACGTAGTGATTTTTCTAATCGTGGGGATTATGATTACTTCATTTCCTTTCACCGTAACGCTTTTAGACCAGAACAGGCAAGGGGGGCAGAAACCTTTGTCTTTACGAGACCCTCAGCAAAATCCAAAGAGCTGGCTGATAAAGTGCAAAAGGCCATGGTGGATGTGGGGTTTGTGAACCGTAGAGTGAAGAATGCTAACTTCCATGTTTTAAGAGAGACCAGATGCCCTGCCATTCTGATTGAGATTGGATTTTTAGATAATACGGGAGACAATCAGTTATTTGACCAGAAAAGGCAGGAGCTGATTGATGGTATTACAAAAGCTATTTTACAGCAGCTAGGAGTGAAGTATCAAGAAAAGGCATCTGCACCATCCACTCCTGCGAAAGCACCATCACCAACTCCCGCTGATGAAAAAGTCTTCTACCGAGTAATGGCAGGATCCTTTGCTAACAGAGATAATGCCAACCGTCAGGTAAAGAGACTAAAAGACGCAGGTTTTGATGCAACCATTATGATTTTTAGACCATAGGCTTTAGGGGAGAAATCCCCTGGGCCTTTCTTTTTTTACTTATAAACCTCCCGATAACCTTTGAATTTACTTGCTATATAACACTTATAGAGGTAATGTGTGACACTAACCAAAGCTTAGTTAAACTAATGATTTTGGAATACCTATTGAAAGGAGAATGTAAAATGATTTTAGAAAAAGTACTAGAGAATTATAAACTGAATATGCAGCAGCAAGAGAAAAGTCAGAAAACAATTTCAGGTTATACACAAGACCTAAATTTATTTAGAAAGTGGCTAGAAAAAGAATGGAATGGGCCTGTTTACTTGGAGGACATTTCATTTAAGGATGTAGAAACATTCTTGAGATACTTAAGGGAAGAAAGAAACTATAAACCAGCAAGTAGAAAGAGAATGTCCATTTCCCTTAAAATGTTTTTTCAATATGCATGGAAAAGAAAACTAATAGAAGATGATATTTCATTAAAGATTGAGAATGTAAGATGTGTTCAAGAAGAAAGAGAGTATTTAACAGAGGAAGAAGCACTTGATTTTATAAAAGAAATTAGGCATCCAGTAGTTAGAGTATTTACCACGACCCTACTTTATACAGGACTTCGAATTTCTGAAGCTTTAGCACTTACTTTGGAAGATGTAGATTTAGATAGTTCTTGGATAAATGTAAAGCAAGGTAAAGGAAGGAAACCAAGAAAAGTGCCTATTAGTGATAAACTTAAACCTATACTTGAGGATTATTTAAAATGGAGAGTAGAAAGTCCCCAGTTCTTTGCAACTGAAAAAACGGGTACTTTATCAGTAGGAAGAGTCCAGGCAATTATTAAGGAGACCAGAAAAAGAATGGGTCTTAAAAAACATGTAACAGCCCATGTATTTCGCCACTCATTTGCAAGCCAGTTAGTTAAAAATGATGTAAACATTGTTAGCATTTCAAAACTTCTCGGGCACTCAAATTTAAAAACTACATCAATCTACACCCACACTTCTAGAGAGCAGCTAGTTGAAGCTATAAAAAGTCTTTAA